CAAATGATATTAAATACATGTGGTATCAAGATGTTATTAAAAGATATGAGACATTAGAATATGTCAAAGAGATAAAAGATAATAATACCATTGAAGATCCATGGAAGTTTAAGTTGTTTGATAAAGACTGTGGCGATTTAGAACAATACATGCCTATTATAATACCTCATATAGAAGGACATTCATTTTATTACTATGGTATGATCATGCATCAGATGATCCTAGGAGATAGTTTTAAGCAAGGAGATTATAGAATTACTTTTCAAGGGCATGGTCTAAAGTGTGATGGTAAGTGGAGGTTGTTCTGGTGAGCATATGGGGTTTTGTAGATGTACATAAATTACATCCTAAATTTGATTTGATACATGAAAGATTTAATGATATACAGAAAGAATTTAGAGACAATATAAACGACATACAGTTTGGACATTGGTATGATGATGTTGCACATGATAAGAATGGAGGTGTTTATAATCCAGTAGCTGCTCCTCTCTATGGTGAGATAGAGGAAGAGCAAGAACAATTGTGTATGATAGAACAGTTTGGTCATGACTTTTATGAGAAGGACGGACTTCGCACACATAAGAATGTTAACTTAGTTCCTACATTGACTAAGACTTTACAGGACGTAGGTATTACTAGGAGAGCATCTATTGCTAGTATGAAACCAAAGGCAAAGATACCACTGCATAGAGATGGAGATCCTAATCCCCCTGATGGTATTGTTTTACGTGGCATCATTGGACTAGACGTGCCAGTAGAAGAGGGTAAACAATGTTATATCATGGTAAGAGATAGACCAAAAAAGACATGGCATACTAGAGAAATTAAGAACCAATCTGTATGTTTGTTTCAACCTAATGCAATTCACTCAGTCATCAATCAATTGAATGGTTGGCGGTATGTTGTATTGTTTGATACAGTAGTATGGTTTGAAAATTACCCTGAGATTGTAAGGAGTTGTAGAACAACAGGTGTCTGGGCGAACCTAGATTAATAAATAATTGTGGAAAATACCTAGTCTGATGGCAGAAAGTATCAACACAGCAATAATAGAAAGACTGGAGAGGGTTGTAGAAACTTTACAGGAGAACTCTGTAAAGATGGGTCAGTTGTTGGCAGTTCATAATGAGAAACTAGATAAGCAAGATAGAGTTGACGAGGTATTGTTTGAGAAGTTAGATAATTTAAACAAAGATTTTAACAGAGAAACGAATGCAATTAAAAAAGGTTGCGAACGAGACATCCGAAAGGTTGATGAGCGTTTACGCACAATTGAAAAGAAGATGTGGTCTATTTTTGGTGCTCTTTCTATTATATCTTTCCTCGTTAGTCCAGTCGGACAAAGGATCATCAAGCCCCTGTTGACGAATGGACAAGGTTCTGCTACAGTAACAACACTACAAGAACCACCCGTTGAGTTATCTCGATACAAAGTATCTTAATCTAGCGTCTGCAACGTTGCAGAAGTATAAGAGGTTGAAGCCTGGTGTCTGGACATTCAGGTGTCCTTATTGTGGAGATTCTAAGAAACATAAGAATAAGACCAGAGGATATATATTCTCAGTCAAAGGGGATCACGTGTTTAAATGCCATAACTGTGGCATCACGAGATCCTTTTCTAATTTCTTAAAGGACAATGCTCCTCATGTTTATGATGAGTATGTGATGGAAAGGTATAAGGAAGGCACCATTGGTGGGAACGTTCCTAAACCAGATTTGACACAGTTTATTTCTAAACCAAAGTTCAAAAAAAGAACGATTGATCTTGAAAATCTTTCATCGCTAAATAAATCACATCCTGCAAAACAATATGCACTTGGTAGAGGTATACCTGAGAGTAAATTAAACAGATTATACTACTGTCCAGAGTTCAAGAAATGGACAAACACTCAGAAAAAAACATTCTCTAACACCTCCCAAGACGACGACAGAATTATTATACCAATCAATGATCCCGATGGAAATCTTTTAGGGTTTCAAGGGAGATCTTTGTCTTCAAATGCAAAGATGAGATACATCACGGTGATGATTGAGGACAAACCTAAACTCTTTGGACTAGACTACTTAAACACAAATGACACTATCTACATCGTCGAAGGACCGTTCGACTCCTTCTTCTTGGAAAACTCGGTTGCTATGTGCGGCTCCGATATTGATATTCGGTCGTTTGGTTGGAGCGATTATATTTGGGTTTATGATAACGAACCTCGCAGCAGACAAATCACAGACAAACTCTCCCAGTCAATCGACAGAGGAGATAAGGTCGTCATATGGCCAAGTGCCATAGAGCATAAAGATCTGAATGACATGGCAAACTATGGCATAAATGTCAAAGATGTGGTACAATCTAATGTGTACTCAGGGTTAGAAGCAAAGTTAAAACTATCAAATTGGAAAATATGAGCAACGGAATTAAAGTCATCAAGAGAGATGGAACACAGGAACCTATCAACTTAGAAAAAGTACATAAGATGGTAGAGTTTGCATGTGATGGACTTGCAAATGTAGCAGCATCTCAGGTAGAAATCAGTAGTGGTCTACAGTTCTTTGATGGCATTAAAAGTTCTGAGATACAAGAGATTCTGGTCAAGTCTGCATCAGATCTAATTGATTTAGAACATCCTAACTATCAGTTTGTCGCTGCTAGACTTTTACTCTTTGATCTAGAGAAGTCTATACATGGACATCCAGATACACCACCACCTCTCACACAACATATAAAAAATTGTGTAGATCAAGGTGTGTACGATCCTACTATCCTAGCAAAATATACCACAGAAGAGTGGGCAGAAATAGATAGTTACATTGATTATGGACGTGATTTTTTATTCACTTATGCAGGTCTTAGACAGGTTGTTGATAAATATCTTGTCCAAGATAGAAGCACAGGTGCAAAGTATGAGACACCACAGCAGATGTACATCATGATCGCTGCTGTATTGTTTGCAAATTATCCAAAAGAAACTAGACTCGATTATGTCAAAAGATACTACAACGCAATCTCAAAACACAAAATCAACATCCCAACACCAGTCATGGCAGGGGTGCGAACCCCCATCAGGCAGTTTGCGTCTTGCGTTCTGGTTGATGCTGATGACACCCTCGATAGCATCTTCAGCAGCGATATGGCTATTGGCAAGTATGTTGCTCAAAGAGCAGGTATCGGTATCAACGCGGGTAGAATCCGTGGCATCAACAGTAAAATCAGGGGTGGAGAAGTTCAACACACAGGTGTTGTACCGTTCCTCAAAAAGTTTGAAGCAACTGTCAGATGTTGCACTCAGAATGGCGTTAGAGGTGGATCAGCTACTGTCCACTTCCCCATCTGGCACCAAGAAATAGAAGACATTATTGTTCTTAAAAACAACAAAGGTACAGAGGACAATAGAGTAAGGAAACTAGACTATAGTATCCAGATCTCAAAACTATTTTACGAAAGATTTATTACTAACAAGGAAATTACTTTGTTCTCTCCTCATGATGTACCAGGTTTATATGATGCTTTTGGTTTTCCAGAGTTTGATGAACTGTATATTAAATATGAGAATGATCCTACCGTTCCTAAAAATAAAATCAAAGCACAAGATCTTATTCTAGACATACTAAAAGAAAGAGCAGAGACTGGTCGTATCTATATCATGAATATTGATCATTGCAATACACATAGTTCTTTCAAAGACAAAGTAAGTATGAGTAATCTATGTCAAGAGATTACACTACCAACAGAACCCATTGATCATATAGATGATACTAAAGGTGAAATTGCATTGTGTATTTTGTCTGCTATCAATGTAGGTAAGATTACAAAGATAGAAGATATGAAAGAACTTGCTGATCTTGTTGTGCGTGGACTAGAAGAACTAATTGATTATCAACAATATCCTGTTGCAGCTGCTAGAATAAGCACACAAGCACGTAGATCATTAGGTGTAGGATATATTGGGTTAGCACATTTCCTTGCTAAAAACAAAGTTAAATATGATTCACCAGAAGCATGGCAGTTAGTACATGATTTAACTGAAGCGTTCCAATACTATCTTCTACTCTCATCTAATGAGATTGCCAAAGAGAAAGGAGCGTGTGATGCTTTCCAACAAACAAAGTATGCTGATGGCATACTACCAATAGACACTTACAAAAAAGATGTAGATGACATTGTACCAAACAAACTTAACTACGATTGGGAAACTCTGCGATCATCCATTGTCGAACATGGTCTCAGACACAGTACCCTATCTTCGCAAATGCCAAGCGAGAGTTCATCCGTTGTCTCTAATGCAACTAATGGCATTGAACCACCAAGAGATTATCTCTCCGTCAAGAAGTCCAAGAAAGGTCCTCTTAAGCAAATTGTACCTGGCTACCCTCACTTAAAAAATGCTTACACATTACTATGGGATATGCCAAGTAATGATGGATACATAAAAGTTACATCGGTCATACAAAAATTCTTTGATCAAGGCATTAGTGGTAACTGGAGTTACAATCCAGAAAACTATCCCAATAATGAAGTGCCTGTATCTGTCATGGCAAATGATTGGTTGACAACATACAAGTATGGTTGGAAAACTTCTTACTACCAGAATACATATGATGCTAAAAAAGATGGAGACGAGGTAGAAGAGAAGAAGAATAAACTAGAAAGTTTATTAGCAGAAGTAGAAACCGCAGATGAAGACTGCGAATCATGTAAGATCTAATGACACAAACAGAAACTAGACAAGGTTACAGTAACGAAGAAGAGTTCGATGGTGTAACAGTATTCAATACCAATTACGTAGACACAAAGAAACAACCAATGTTCTTTGGTCAACCATTAGGAATGCAGAGATACGATGAGTTTAAGTATCCTGTATTTGATAAACTAACTACACAACAGTTAGGATATTTTTGGAGACCAGAAGAGGTATCACTTCAAAAAGATAGAGCAGATTATAAACTTTTAACTCCAGAACAAAAGCATATATATACTTCAAATCTGAAGTACCAGATCATGCTTGATTCTGTTCAAGGTCGAGCACCTGGCATGGCATTCATGCCTTATTGCTCTCTTCCAGAATTAGAAGGGGCAATGAATGTATGGCAACTTATGGAGATGATCCATAGTAGATCATACACATACATAATTAAGAACGTGTATCCAGATCCAAGTGAAGTATTTGATACTGTACTTGGTGACGAGAAGATATTAAGTCGTGCAAACTCAGTAACTTCATCATACGACGAACTCATAAACCATGCACATGAATTCGATAGCGGTAACATTTGGAGACTAGCTACCGAGGGTCACCCATCTGGAACATATGACAGGAAAGAACTCAAAAGAAAATTATACAGAGCAATCCTCAACGTTAACATTCTTGAAGGCATTAGGTTCTATGTCTCCTTCGCTTGCTCGTTTGCGTTTGGTGAACTCAAAGTTATGGAGGGATCCGCTAAAATTATCTCTCTTATCGCCAGAGATGAAAGCCAGCATCTTGTACTTACTCAACAGATCATCAAAAAGTGGCAAGAAGGAGACGACCCCACAATGGTTACTATCGCAGAGGAGGAAAGGGAGAATACCATAAACATGTTCAAGCAATGTGTTGAGGAAGAGAAGGACTGGGCAGACTATCTGTTCTCTAATGGTAGTATGATAGGTCTAAATGCTAAACTACTACACAACTACGTAGAGTTCATAGCAAACAGAAGACTCAGAGGTATAGGACTAGACCCAATATATGATATACCAATGCGTAACAATCCATTACCATGGACAGATCACTGGTTAAATAGTAAAGGACAACAGAATGCTCCACAAGAGACAGAGATAGAATCATATGTCGTAGGTGGTATCAAGCAAGACGTTAAGAAAAATACTTTCGCAGGATTCAAGTTATGAAGATAGAGTTCGAGCATCACTTTGGTGGGCAGGACACTTGGTATCTTAAAGCAGAGAGATGGGCGAAGAAGCAACGCTTCCCCATCTCTTTTTTATTACTAGGTGTCATCGAGTACTTGAAAAAGATGTGGATAGATGTTAAAATATATAATACTATGCAAGACGTTGACCGTCAGGCAGAAGAGTTGAAGAAACACTGGGAAGAACATGACGAACCAATCACCCCTCACATCGTGGAGACAGGAGTATTTGGAGATGAAAGCTGGTCTATCCAAATTTCAAATCCAGTTGTTGAAGGAAGGACCACAGGGTTTGAGTCAGGCATGGTTGTTGGGAGCAATGCACAACGACTACAAGAAGATGAAGGGGATAAAGGAACCTCCCTATCGTGAGTCTGGATACCAGATTAGTATGAAGGAGTGGTTCCAACAGTATGATTGATCAATATATTAGAGAGTATTGGGGTGACCCAGTACAGTGTGATAAGTTAATACAATTTTATAAAGATGCTGATGCTGCGGGCATGACTAAACCAGGTCGTGTTGGTAGTATTGACTGCCCAGAGGGTAAGCCACAACCAGAGAAGAAGATGAGCACAGAGATGCCCTTCGAGGACATATGGAATGGTGAACTGGGTGATGATGTGTGGGGTCTGAGAGACTACATGGACTTCATTACTGAGTGCTACTCAGATTACTGGGAGCACTTCAAGCTACCACCACCAATAGGGATCAGAGTTCTACCACAGATACAATACTACAAGGCAGGAGAAGGATACTACTTCCCACATATAGATGCTGAGGCAGCAGTCATGAGTCGTGTGTTAGTGTACATAACTTACCTCAACGATGTACCTGATGGTGGTACTATCATGGTCAACAATGATGGGTTTACTATCCATGCCGAGAAGGGTAAGACAGTTTTGTTTCCTGCTACCTTCACAC